ATTTTTGTGTCTTGATTACATTGTATATTTTCTAATTCTTTTATTTGCTCTTTTATTTCTTCTAGTTTTTCTTGTGGTTTTTCTTTTTTCTCTAATTTTTCTTTTAACTCCATAAATTCTCCTTAAGAAACTGTTTTCAATATCGTCTAATCTATTACCTATTTTCTCATAGCTTTTTCCTGTTCGATTAGAGCTTCTAGCTTCAATCAGTTCTAATGATGGATCTGAAACACTTTGCTTTTTATATGTTTCTTGAATTTTATTAAATTTTTCCTCTATTGCTTCATTTCGCTTAATTAAATTTTCTGTTGTCTTATTTAAACTTTCATTTTTTTCTTGAAGCTCTACAGCTTTAGCTATCACTTGATCTAAAAAGATACTATCATCTACTGGTACATAAGTATCTGGTTTACCTCTCTTGATAGGCTTAAATCTAACAGCTTTTATTGTTCTACCTCCACCCTCATTAGTTAAAAACACATAAGCATAAACTTCTTGAGTCTGTGAAAGCACATCATTTGGTATATCGACAACAGTAACACCATTTTCGGTATAGCCTAACTTTGTTATTGTAGTTTCTTCATTATAAATTCCAAAATGAATTTCTATAAGTGATGGTAATTCCAAGCCACTTATTTTAAGTTGTTGATTATAGTCAAATTGGTATACATTATCAATAATAACTATATCATCATTTTCTTTAAAATTTGCCTCATACATTTTTATCACGCTCCTTAACATTATCTTTCTTGCCATTCTGACCATTTGCTTGAATTATAACTTCTAATATATATTTTTAATTCTTCTACCGAAAAAGCAAGTTGCATGCAACTATTGCCATTTCCAATTACCAATATATAAATGTTCTGTGATGGTATATTTGCATTATTATTATTAAAAAAATAAATATTAAATAATTTATATTCATCTGCATCTCCATTATTTATTTCTAACGGCTGTATTCCTTTAAGCAATGTGGTTATAAAATTTATCTCCAATCCTTCCTTTTCTGCAACTTTTCCAAAAGCTATACCTTTTCCACCTCTTAAATAATCAATTGTTGTAAAGGCTGTTGGTACTTGCCACTCCCTATAAATATCTTCACTTTTTTTTATTGAATTTATAAGATCATGAACAACTACTTTTATATCATAGCTACTCTCTGTGTCTATACCATTAATTATTATTTCATCGGTAGAAAAGTCACCTCTTTGCTCTAATAATCCCTCTTCATCATCTACATCTATATAAACTGCAAATGTTATGGTATCGTAGAAGATAAATTCTTTTTCGTTTTTCTTTTTATAGTATATATCTAAATTAAGGTTATTTATAAAGTTCAAATAACTATATAAACCATTTAAAATTAAACATATATTACTACCATTTGCATCTTCTTTCCCACCAGCATCACATCTATACGCTGAACATTCCTTTAAACTTGGATTTGACCATTCTAGCACTTTTATTTTTTGCGAAAAAGTAGTGTTTCTTCCCCTACTATCTGTTATAGTAATTTTAATAAAGTTATCTCCATATTTTTTTAATGGTTCAGTAGTGAAATTATTAGTATTATAAATAGTGTCATTTATTTCGACTCTATACGTTTTTATAGTACTATAATTTATTCCTTCAGCATCTATTACTACATTAAGCTTAGATATATTTTGAATAAAAAATTTACGTTTAGAAAAGAATGGACTAGTAGATATATCTTCATCTGCCTCTTTAATTGAAACATCATTAATTATTGGAACAATATCCTTTGGAACATTTGCTGTAAATTCAACTGAATTAGTTCCAATAAGTTTAGAACCATTATATGTGTCTAATGATATACTTCCAATACCTTTAGTATTATTTGGAATAAATTTATATAACGTATCCAAATATTTATTTGTATCAAATTTAAAATTATCAGTAACATTTTCAGCAATTTTAATTTTTAAACTACCATAATTTAGCCATGCAATATGTGTGAAATCATTAGACTTTCTGTTACAATGAACTGTAATATTTTCTCCAATATAAAACTCCTTTGTTGTATCTGGATAAGTAATTAAGCTTGGTTTAGAAGCTCTTGGAATTGTGCTTAAAGATAAACTTCCTGAACAACTAATATGTCCCGGTGTATAATTTTTTGTACTACCTTCATCATATGATGCATTATAAGAAATTGTTTTTTTACCATCACTATTGTGAGTTATTGTTCTTGTTCCACTAGCTATTGTAATACTTCCACCAGCAGATATAGACTTTTGAGACCAATTATTATATACTTCATCTTCATCTATATATACTTTACAAGTACTTCCCCAAGTTGCAAAACTATAAACACCTGTTGATTCTAGCCTTAAAGTCCATTTTACTATTGAAGTATTTTTAGATATATCTTGATTTTGTTGATTTACTATTAAAACTAATTTGTATGTAGCATTATTAGTACCTAATCCTTCTGCCATTATTTATCACCTACCCACTGAAAACTTAAATTCCCATTTTCTCTAGGAATAAAAGCAAAATTTCCTATTCTAATTGATGTAAGTATCTGTGCATCAGTTATATAGAGTTTATTGTTACTCAAATATGCTACTTCATGACCATTTTGTAAAAATGATAATTTGTCGTTTTGTATTTCTAAAGTTAACTCATTACCAATTTCGCCTAAAACAATATGACCATCAACAAATCTTATATACTTTTGAATTAATCTAAATTCAGCTTGTACATCTCCATCTGACTCTATAATTTTTCTTTGCATTTCTTCAAAAAGAAAATTAAAGTCATTATTTGTTTGTTGATACTTTGTACTTACATCCCTTTCAAAAACGCTAAAATCATCTTTATTTACATATTTTTCAGATACTTCCATTCCTATTTGTTCTGCTTTTTGATCAATTAAAGAATTTACTTTAGTAAATTCCTCTTTTATATTTTCCTTATATTCATTTTTTATATAATTCTTTTCAATAGATTTTATTGCATTATCAGAATTGTTTTGAGACTCTGTAAAAGATGTTTTAGTATTCCCTATTACAATCTTATTATTTTGAGGATTTAATAAATCAATACTATTTTTTGAAATTAAAAAAAACTCATCAATTTGATGAATTTTACTAATTACTTTTACATATAATCCTATTTTAAAACTTTGTATTTTTTTATTTAAAATACCAACATCTAATGCACTAATTTCCATTGTATTACTTAAAAGTTTAGAAACAGCTAAATCTTTTTTTGCTCTTTGTAATAAATTGCTTGGAACTGTTACATCATCATACATAAATATTTTGGTTATAGTTCCATATTTGTTTATAGCTTCTATATCCTCTATATAATCTTTACCATCATTTATACTTTTTATAGTAAGCCTCTCTTCTGTTTCATTGCCTTCTTCATCTTTTAACTTTGCACCTAAAGCTATAACACGAGTTGCTACATTTTCTGCTTTATTTTTTTGATTTAAGTCAAGAATATTTTTTCCTAATTCTATTGTCTGTGTACAATATGTTGTGAAATCTTTTAAGTAATCTATAAATACTTTTTCTCCAACATATCGTATATATAAGTAGCCTCCCAAATTATTTATCAATTTTTCATTAATTTCTTCCCAGGCAGTTGGATATACACTTGATGCTCTATAAATATAATCATTTGGATCTTCTACTGTTATATTTCCAACATAAAATTGTTTCTCTACATCGACTTGAGAATTATATTCATTTATTAGTTTAGTAAAATATTCTTCAACAGATCCATGAAAATCATAAGGTCTAATTATAGCATCATTTAAAAATGCTAATTCTCCTTCACAATAAATATTTTTTGCTTTATTAAACTTTATCTCATCTTCTAAAATCCTGCCTCTAAAAATAATTAAATTATCTCTATAAACTTTTATAATTCCTTGTAGTTTTTTAAATCTATTATAGTAAGGATGTGAAGGATATACATCAAATTTAAAATTTCCACTTTTATTAAGTTCTGTTTCTATTTGAGGGTTAAATATTTTATACTCATTAATATCATATCTAGTATCAAATACAACAGATTCATTTATATCTTTATCAGAAAAAGTTACTTGATACATTACAAATCCCCCTCCTGATATATTATTTTAACAATAGCATTATCTGCAGATAATTTTATCTTATTAATTCCTTGCTTAAATACAACATCTAATAAAACATGTTTTCCTTCATTTATTGATATATCTTTTCCTTCAAAGTTTATCATTAATGGTTTATCAGTTTCAATAGTTGGAACTACAGTCTTTCTAGAATTTCTAATAGAAATTTCTTTACATGTATTTATATTAGTATTACTAATGTGATAATTTAATATTGTTTCTTTTATCCTATATTTGTACGGCTCACAATCGCATTTTAAAACGATTTTTCCAAGTAACCTATTACATGACTGTTCTTCTATTGTTACCCTTCCTATGTAATAAAATTGGTCGTCAACATCAAATATAATCTTAAACTTTTTACCATGAAAATAGTTTGCTAAATCACTTTTATATTGTTCCCATTTGTTTATAGGTTTTATTGTAAATAAATTAATTGTTATAGTCCTATTATTATACTTAACTTCTCCTAAAGCTTCAGTAAGATCTATATTGCCATCAGAATAAGGCACATCAACATAACTTGTTTTAGGAGTTGGAAGGGAAATATCTTTATTTTCGATATATAATCCAAAATCTTTGTATGTATGCTTTGTCCCAATAATTACCCCTTGTATTTCAATTTTATCTTGAATCTTTACATCTTGTTCCATTATTGTCCCCTCCCTCTCTTATTTTTTAAATCTCCTAATTTTTCATCAACTTTAGAAATGACAGAACCAACTAAGGCATCTCCATCCACATAAATATCTTGACCTGATTTCTCATATATTCCTGGTAAGTACTTTTCTAGTAAACTATATAATTTATCATTTGAAATATTATCAATTGTTGTTGTTCTAGTTTTATACATGAAGCTATTTAACACATCTGATACACCTTTTTTAATCATAGATAATGGTGATACTATTTCTGGATTCTTATCTGCTCCAGGATATTCTCCTCCAAGAAATACAGTAGGTTTCTTCAGTACAGAACCTGTAGCAAGCCTTGGTAATTGTATTGGTTCTATTTTTCCCACAGAAACTCCTGGAATGTTGTTTACTAAATCTATTGCTCCGTTTATTAATCCCACTGCTTTATTGATAGTATTTTCAATAATACTTATTACTCCATTTATTCCAGATTAATAATATTTATTATTTTGACATTTTCCTAACCCTAGCAACCACAGAATAAATAGGTAAACCTAAACTTGAAAATTTATCCTTTATTGTATTCCATAGTCCACCAAAAAAATTACCAACACCGCTAAATACACTTTTAATATTATTCCAAGCCTCAGTAAACCTATCTTTAAACCATGTACCAACAACACTAAATATAGATGTAATATCCCTCCATCTATCAGAAAACCATGATCCAATGCTGCTAAAAACATTTTTTATCCCTGTATATGCTTCAGTAAATCTATCTGAAAACCAGCTTCCAACTATTATAAATATATTAACAATACTCTCCCATAAACTTGAAAAGAATGCTATAATACCATCTATAAAATTAGCTATTGCTGTTACAATAGGTTGTATTACATTATCATTTACCCAAGCACATGCAACACTAAACAATGCAACAATTATTTCCCAAATCTTACTAATAATTTCAACAATTTTTCCAACAACAGTAGAAATGATTATCCATATAGGTTGTACTACATTATCATTTATCCAACTACAAACACCAATAAAGATATTATATATTGGTAAAATTACATTCTGATAAATCCACTCACCAATGCTTGCAAACCATGCTCCTAAATTAATAAAAAACTGTTTTATTGAATTTACAAAATTATCTATGAAACTTCTAAATCCATCACATTTTTCATATAATAATTTAAATGCACCTGCAAAAGGATTAATGATAAATAAAAGTATTGTTTGCCAGTTATCTTTAACAAAATTAATTATCCCCATAAAGAAATTCTTAATTCCGTCTACAGCACTTGAAACGATATTTTTTATATTTTCCCATAATCCTATCCAGAAATTTCTAAACCATTCGCATTTATTCCATAAAGTTACAAATATAGCCACTAAAGCTACTATTGCCGCAATGATCCATGTTATAGGGCTTGATAAAAAAGCGGTATTTAAACCTAATACAGCAGTTTTAACGGTTTTTATAGTAGATACAATTTTAGGAACAGTTGTCATTATAGTACCTATTGATGAAACAACTTTTCCTATACCTATGAGGACTGGTCCAAATGCTGCAGCTAATCCAGCAATAATTAAAATAACCTTTTGCGTTCCAGCGCTTAAACCACTAAACCATGTTAATAAACTGGAAATCTTATCTAATATACTTCGTATTATAGGCATTAATGTTTGACTTAGTTGTATTGCAATACCTTCAATTTGTGATTTCAAAAGAGTTAATTGACCACTAAAACTGCTATTCATTGTATCCGCCATATTTTGAGCAGCACCATCACAATTAAATAGTTCATTTTTTAAATTTGAAAATTCTTCTCCAGAACCTTTAATCAATGCATTTACTGCAGAAATATCTGTTTTATTAAAAATAGTGGATATAATTTCTGTTTTTTCTCCGTCACTTAATCCATCTAATTCACTATTAAAGTCTTTCATAATATCATTTAAGTCTCTTACATTTCCCTCGCTATCTAATACATTAATTCCTAAATTTGATAATGCTTCTGCTGCCTTATCAGTAGGAGATGTTAACGATAAAATAATATTACGAAGATGAGTTCCTCCTTCAGCTCCTTTTATACCATTATTAGCTAAAATACCTAGTTCTGTATTCATTGTTTCAAGACTCATATTAGCCATCTTAGCAGTACCAGCAACTGTTAGTGTAGCTTCCCCTAATTGTGAAACACTAGTATTGGACTTCTGTGAAGTTTTAGCCATCTCATTAATATATAAATCTAAATCTTTTGTTTCTAATCCTAGAGCAGCCATAGCATCTGTAACCATATCTGATGCAGTAGCTAAATCCAAATTTCCTGCTGCAGCTAGATTTAAAACTTTTGGTAAAACTTCTGCAGATTTTTCTGCATTGTATCCAGCTAATGCTAAATAATTTAATGCATCTGCAGCTTCTGATGCAGAATATTTTGTTGTCTCTCCACATTTCTTTGCAGCTTCTTCTAGAACTTTATATGACTTGTCACCTTTTTCTATTTGTTCAACAGTTATTCCCATAGTTGCCGCTACTTGCTTCATCGAAGAATCAAATTCACTTCCTACTTTTACAATACCTGCACCCATAGCAGTAACACCTGCTGTAACTCCTAAGACTTTTTTTCCAGCACTTTGAAGATTATCTCCAACATCTTTTACCTTTTCTCCAGCAACAGCTATTTTTTGAGCACTTACAGAACCAAAATTTTCCATCTCCTTATTAAGAGATTTTAATTTTTGTTCTGAAGCAACTACTTCCCTTTGAAAATCTCTATATTCTTCTGCACCTATTTTTCCATTTTTAAAACTTTTTTCAACTTGTTCTTGTACGTTTTTTAATGTTTCTAGTTTCTCTTTTGCTTTTTCTACACTTTGTGCTAATAATTCTTGTTTTTGAGTAAGTAAATTAGTATTTGATGGATCATATTTTAAAAGTGAATTTACTCCTTTTAGTTCTGTTTGTAACATTTTTGAAGTTTTATTAACTTGTTCTAGTGCTTTTCCAAGTTTTGTTGTATCTCCTCCTATTTCAACTACAATACCTTGTATTTTTGAGCTCATTTTCTCCCTCCTTTCTAAAAAAATAGAGATGCATTAATTATGCATCTCTTTTCTTTGACTATTAAATTCTCTTATTTTACCTCTGTCAGGAGAAGTTTCTGATATACGATAAGCATTTTTTAAATATGTTCTTCCCTCTTCCGTTTGAGAACAATTGTAAATAAAAGCCTCTCTTAAAAAATATAAATATGTTACTAAATCGAGTTCTTCAACTTCCAAAATACTGATTTTCATATAATCACATATTGTCTTTTCTTCAATAGTTTCTATATTATATGGAATGTCCTCATCATCCTCAAATTTTGGATAATAAGGACACTCTAGTTTTTTGATTTTTGAATCTTATTTACCCACTCAAAATATTTTTCTAATAGATCTGTTATTTCTGTAATATCCATCATATCATCTATCATAGATATTGTTACTTTATAATTTTGCTTATTTCTACTTAACGCTATTGATAATCCTTCTGTTAAATTTTCTATATCATCTGTTGTAAGCTCTTCTCCTCCATTATCAATAGATTTACTCAAAGCTAATATTTTCTTTAAAGCTTTTAATTTTGGTGGTGCTACTAATAAATATTTCTTATTTGGTAAAACAACATCAAAATATTTCACACCTAATTTTGTCATATCATACATAAAAATCTCTCCTCCTCTTTATTACTATGCACTAACTGCAACCTCTTCTTCTATGATTATTAATGTTCCCTCTTTATCTAATGGTTCTGCAGTAAATTCAGTATCAACTGTTGTTTCTGAATCTCTAACAAACGCTAACGAAATTCCAGCAGTATTTTTTCCTACAATTGTCACTCTTACATCTCCATCGACTTCATCTTTATGAACAAACCTAAGAATATAAGATTGGTTGTTATAATTTTTCAAGCCACCAATTTTTAAAATTCTTTTTCCTGCAGTTGTTGTTATCCTTCCTGTTGAAATTAATCTTTTTAATGTTTCTGCATTCCAAGTAATTAATCCTGTTTTAAATTTTACTTCTTCCTTAGTTATAATTGTTTTCTTTACTTGTCCTGAATCATCTTCAGCAGTATATGATTCTGGTGTATATTCAGCAGTAGCTCCACCTTTTATATACCCATATCTATTTGCTTCTGTTTCCAAATCTTCATCATTTGGAATATTTCCATCAAATTCTTTTATATACAAATCTCCACTTCCAAGTGTTATTGTATCTTTTGTTCTCTTCTCTTTACTCATATTGTTTCTTCCTTTCTTTTTCTAAAATAGTAAATTCATAACTGGTACAATAAAGTTTCTCTTCATTTAACCAATCAGGGTATTCATCATGTTCAATTCCTTCTGAATTTAAAAAATTAATTATTTTTCTTTCAATGTCTTTTGCTCTTTTTTCGGCATATAATTCAATTGTAATATTATGTTCTATAATATTATTAAATTTATCTGCACCTCTCCTTTTTTTTGAATCTACATACAATATATATGGTAATGGAGGCGGTCTCAAATATCTTAATTCTTTTATTTTTAAACCTGTTCCTTCGTTAAACCATTGCTCAATGTCCATTTTTTATCACCTCTTTTACATGCTTAATATAGTCTTGCTTAAGCACTTCTTCGTTTTTAGAAATAAATTTTTTTCCTTTAACTATATTTCCTTTTTTAGATTTGTGATCATTCTCAATTAGATGTGATATTCTATATTTAGGAGCTTTTACATACCATTTGTATCTTACCCCTTGTGAATCTTCATAGATTTTTTTATAAGTAGTTTTTTTGATATATTCTCCTGTTCTTCTAGGAGCATCTTCTTTTATATTAGAATTAAACTTTTTTGTATCTTTTAATGTTACTTTTTTAATTCCATTAACAATATCCTGGTTATAATTTTCTAGTTGTTCTTTTATTTCTTTACTTAAACTTTCTATCCCAATTATTTTATTATTTGACATTTATAGAATCACCTACCAGTGTAATTTTCCTATTTTGTTCTTTAAAATTATCAGCATTAATAATATTAAATCTTATTCCTTCATATTCTATTTGATATGATTGAGTATTATATAAGATATCTTTTAAACTCTGTGCATATCTAAGTTCAAAGTTTAGTGTAGATGTACTTATTTCTGTACGAGCATTAAAATACTCTTTTCCTGAGCTTTTATTTATATTTAGAGTATGATATGTACTATAGTACTCAAATTTTTCAGTATCTAAATTTAATTTATATATTTTTATTTGTTTACGCTTTGCCATTTGGAATCCTTTCTAATCTAAGCTGCATAGAAAAATCATCTTTTAGTTTTTTTAATGTTCTATTTTCACTTACAGTAAAAGAACTTCTATCATATAAATCTTCAACGATAAAAAGAGCTATTTGTTTAGCTCTTTCATCGTTTTTAGGATAGTCTTTTCCAATGCTTCCCATCAAATATGCATCTGCTACCCTTATTAATCTTTCTAAATCTCTTTGAGAATTAATATCTAGCTCATCAATTATTAAATGGTCTTTTACTTCTTGAACAGTTAATAATTCAACTTCCTTTTCCTCTTTCATTAACTATTCCTCCAAATTTACTAAGCTGCAGGCACTTCATCTTTAGCTGATAGAACTATATATAAATATGAATCCTTATCAGTTCCAACTACATCATAACCTTCCATTACTCTCATTGTATTTTGGTTTTTATTAAATGCAAAATGTTCAGATACAGCAAATTCTATTTTTTCTCTATCCATAAAATCACATCCATTAATAAGGTTTCCTATAAATACAGGTGCTTTACCTTCTGATATGTTTTTTAATTCAGCATCAGAAAATACCTCTATTGGATATCCATTAAACATTTTTTTAGTTGCATCTGTTGGATTTGGTTGTAGCATTGGTCTACCATTTTTATCAACTTCTGAATCCATAATATCAAATCCAGTTTGATTTGTTACTATTGATGCTCCTATAAGACAGCTTGTGTCTATGCCTTTATTCATATTACTTTTTATTGATAATAAACCTTTACATTCAATTGCTGTTTTATCTTTCTTTAAGGTATTGAATATGTCTCTATTCTCTGTTCTTACGGCTTTTCTTACGAACCATTTATTCAAATAAGATAGTAATTGTGCTTTTTCATTCCCAAGTAATATATTAGATATATATATTAATTTTCCTTTATATTTAATTTTCCATGATTTCTTATCAAACTTAGGATCATTACTTTCATTTAAAGTACTTCCATCTTCAAAATCATCTAAAAATCCATCGTCTTCTTTTTCAAAATTTGTTGAACCTGATAAAGTTGTTACAGGAATTACATTTACTAAATTTTTAGCAGATTTATATGAACGTCTTAGTTCTCTTATTGCAACTTGTACATCTTCAGGAATTAAATAATTAGTTCCATTTTCTGAAGTAGAGTCACTTTCTACAATTAATGCATTTTCAACTTCAGTTAGTTTTTGACCTTTCATAAATTTTGCTATTGCTTTAAATCCATCTTCCTTCTTCTTTTGTAAAGTATCTTGTATTTCTTCTTCAGTAATTTTTGCTTTATTGTTATTCTCTAGTTTTTCAGCTATTACATATTCTCTTTCTAGATTTTCAATTTCTTTTATTACATCTTCTGCTTTATCTAGTTTTTTTGAATCCAAATATTTGTTTGCTTTATCATTTAATTCAATTATTTGATTTTTTATTTCTCTCATTTTTTTATTCATAGTTTTTCTCTCCTTCTTCTTTCATACAAAAAAGAGAAGATTTTATTAGTTTTATTTTTTTACTAATAATTTCTTCTCTTTCTTTATCAAATTTATCATTTTCTTCCTTAATAATATCCTTAGGGATATTTTTGTAATTTTTTAATAATTCCATGTCTATTTTTGCAGCAACATGTTTTTCTTCATCCACCAAATTAATTTTAAACATTTCATCCATATCATTTGAATCAAGCCATGTTTCATCATTAATTTTACTTCTAATCTCATCTTCAGATATTTTAGCCTTATCCATATACATTGGGATCATAACACTGTCCTCTATTTTATTTAATGCATCAATTTCCTTTTGTAATTCTATTGCATTGCCATAAGCAAAGGTCATAGGCTTATGGATCATAACAATACTATTTTTATATAGATATATATTATCTGCCACCATTAATACAAATGATGCTGCAGATGCTGCTATACCATCTACATATGCATTTATTGTTATACCTTTATCTTTTAGCCTCTTTAACATACTTATCATTGTTGATGCAACAAAAACACTTCCACCAGGACTATTTATATACATATTTAATTCTTGTATTTCTCCTAAGTTTTCTAAACTTTCTTTAAAATCATTTAAGGACACATCATTTTCATACCATTTTTCAGTTACAATTTCTCCATATATGTATAAGTCTGCATTTATACTAGTTGAATTTTTTATTTCATAAAATTTATTCATTCTATCCATCACCTCCTTTATTATTACTATTTTTGTTTCCATTATATTGCACACCAATTTGTTCTGCTTTTATAGTAGATCCATTACCAAGCAAACTATCTCCTCCTGGCTTAGCAGGTAAATCCATCATGGCTCTGCCTTCATTTGGAGTATATAAAAATCCACTTATAGCTTTTGTAATTGATTCAACTTGTGTCTTCGTGTCCATCCTTAATAATACACCTACATTAAATTTAAAATATAATCCCTTTTCTGTATCTTCATCTGATAGTATCTTATAATTTATTTCTTCTTCGTATTGTTTCAAAATATATAATAAAGCATCAATATAAAATGAAATTTGTTGAGACTCAGAACTACTATAACTACTTTTATCATAGTCATTTATTTGGTTAGGCTTTATTCCAAAGGCTGCAGCAATTTGTAATGCACTATATTTTTTAGTATTTAAAAATTCACCATCAGTCAATTTTATATCTAATGGGGTAAGTGTTGTACCTATTGGTAATGGAATAATATTTTTAGTTCCATCTACTTTACCTGTAGCATAATTTTCTATACTTTCAGTAAATTTTTTTACATTTTCTGCATTTAAATCTGAAGTATACTGTACTACTGCTTTAGCAGTAAAACCATTCTCATATAAATTATTGACTAGAGTTTGTGCTTTAGCATTTCCTATTATATTACTTCGTAATTGATCTCTAACAGGTATACCAGTTATTCCATCAAAACTCATAGAAGTTTTAAAATGTAATACTTCATCGGATGAAAGAATATATCTTTTTCCATTTACAGTATATATGTAAAATATATCTGTATAATCTTTAAGAGCTTTATTATTGTTGTAGAATACTTGCACTTGAGAGTTTGGTAAAATCCATAATTTCATGTCTTTTCCAATTCCATCTCTCCATACATATGCATTTCCATAATGATTTCTTAATAATTCTACAGTACTCCAAAAAGTCGTACTTGTCATATATGGATTAGGTCTATATCTTAAAATTCTATATAAGGAATTTTTTCTAGCTTCTTTTATTCCATCCTTTTCATCATATTTCAATAATTTAAGTGGTAACTTTCCTAAACTTTCTGATAAGATTTTTAAACATGCATAATATGTAGCTTCATTTAATTCTTTCTCATCCACTCCTTGTAAATTCAAAAAATTTATTAATTGATTAAGAGTTATTGTTTGTGTATCCTCATTACTTTTTATAGCATTATTAAAAAACTTTTTCTTTACATATCCTTTTACTTTTTCTTTAAATTTCAAATAATCACCCCCTTAATCTGAAATAATAAAAACAAGAGTATAATTTCATTACTCTTGTCAAAAAATGTCTTAAAACCTAATTTTAGCTATCCACTTTTTTTGTATTCCATCCCATCTTCTCTAAATATTCATTCATAGCAGAATTTACATCTACTGGTTCTTCCTCTTTTAATTTCATAAAAGTTATATGTGCATCAATAGATGCATCTACTGGATCTATTCTTTTATTTTTAGCTTTAGGCTCTTTATCTACTTTTATTTCTCCAAAACTATTTGCAACAACCTTTGCATTTGAAAAGCTCCAACTCATTAATTCATTGTCTTCATCATATTCTATTAATTCAGACTTTATATTTAGTCGCATATCAACAGTACCATCATTTAAGAACTTAGCAGACTGTTTTATTTCAAGTAATGGTACTCCAAATTCTTCTAAATCACTTAAAAATGTATCTGCATTATGATTATCATAACCTATGGCCTGTAATTTCAAATCATATACTCCAATTAATTCTCTTAAATGTGAAATTATAAATTTGTAGTCATTTTTATAGTCAGTATTACCACCTGTAGTAGTTATTAATTTTTTATTTTCCCAAATGTCATATGGTGCTATATCAGTTCTTATATGTTCTTCTAATCTTGGACTAGGCATGAAAGAATGTGAATATAAATAAAATTTATTATTTTCTAATGGAAATTCTAATGCAAGTGTCGTTAAATCTCCTCCTGAAGATAAATCAAGACCAGCATAACATTTTCTTCCTCTCATCCCTTCTAATTTCTTTTTTGTTGCACAACTTTTCCATTTTTCTATATCTATATATTGGTTTTCTGTATTTCTTGCCCACATATTTAATCTTTTAGTCAAGAAATCTCTTAAGTCCATTCCACCCAAATCTTTAGCAGTTCTTGCATCATTTTTTATAACTTCTAAACCTGTTTCAGTTGTAGCCAAATATGGATTTGATTTTATCCAATTCTTTTCATCCCATATATCATCATCTTTGTCTAAACAATATATATCAACAAAGAAATCCTCTGCAAAAGCCACACCTTTTAGAATATTAGATGCATAAGTATCCATTTCAAAACAAAAGCTATTTATTTCTGTTCCTCTTGTAGTAATCATGCTTACCAAAGTTTCATCTAGTGAACCTGTACCATCATAAATTGCTTTATAAATAGCATTAGATTTATGCTGATGTATTTCATCAAGAGATGATCCTATACTTCTAAATCCATCATCCAATCCTGCCTCTTTAGACAAAGCTTCTATTGTACAGTTAGTATCTTTACTTTTTATTAAATTTATATATTCTTTTACATCAAAAAGTTCATCTAATTCTGGATCTGCCTTAATAAATTTATTTATTTCTTCCCAGGCTATTTTAGCTTGTCTTTTCTTTGTAGCTACAGTAAATAATTTTCCAAAATTATATCCACAACATTCAGCTATATAAGATAAGATTATTCCATTTTCAAATGATTTTCCATTTTGACGAGCCATACTAATATAACTTCGTCTAAATCTTCTAAATCCTCTTTTATTTTTCCATCCAAATCTAGCACCAATATCAAAAATTTGAAATCCAAGTAGTTTTACAGGCTTTTTATAAAATCCCTCAATAGTTGTTAATGTTTCTGCATATTCTAGTATTCTCTCTGATTCTTCTACATCCCAATAAAAATCTATTTCTCCGTTTTTAGATTTTTCTAAATCATCTAAGTGTCGTTTACACGCTAATTTATGCAGCTTACCAACAATATATTTACCTGCTACTACTTCTTCGGCATATTTTGTTACTCTATCTATCATAAAGTGCCTTTATTTTATAAATTTTTTGAACTTATTGTCTGGAGGTGCTTTTCCCTTTGGTTCAGGAACTACTAATCTACATCTACTACTTATTGTTAGACCAAGTGAAGTTGCACAAGTTTGACATTGTGAAAAAGCTTTACTCTGTAATTTCATTATTTTTTCAGATTTTTCTATATTATTTATTATTTTGCTTTGTGTTAATTTGCTAGTATATTTTAAATATAGTTGTCTTGCTAATAGGTATCTTGCAAGACAATCCTCGTCTAGCTCTGTCATTATACCAACATGTAAAAGCTTTTCTGCATATTCTTCAAATTCTATTTTTAGTTGTTCTGGTAAATAATCAGGTGGCTTAACATCTATTAAATCTACTTTTATCTCACTTTTTTGTCTTTCTTCTATTTCCTCTTTAGTTAAATGTTTTTTACCTTTAGCAACCACCAAATTAATTGGTTCTCTTGGTCTTGCCATAAAATCCCTCCTATTTTTTCAAATTTTTAATTTATTTTTTGTGCTTTTTTTCCTGTAAAATCTTCCCATCTTTTTATTATTACATCACAGTATTTAGGATCTAATTCCATATTATAGCTATTTCTACCATCTTGTTCACAAGCAATCAGTGTAGTCCCTGAACCAGCAAACAAATCTAATACATTATCTTCTTTTTTTGAACTATTCTTTATCAAATAGTCAAATAATGGTATTGGTTTCATAGTTGGGTGCTCTTCATTTTTTAATGGTTTATCAAATTCAAGAATAGTTGATTGTTTTCTATCTCCATACCACTTATGTGTGCCTTCTTTCCAACCATATAAACAAGGTTCATGTTGCCACTGATAATCTTGTCTGCCTAATACAAAGCTATTTTTACTCCAAATTAAGCATTGCCTTATTAACCAATTAACATCATTACATGACATTCTAAAATTTAATGACTCACTTTCTGAATGCCATATATAAAATGCAGCACCATTTTCCATTACTGCATCTGCACACTTAAAGGCTTCAGTTAAAAAATTTTTAAAATCCATTTCATTTAAATTATCATTCTTTATATTTAAATGATTTTTAGTTTTTCCTTCATATGCAATGTTATATGGTGGATCTGTTAAAAGTAAATTGCATTTTTTTCCTTGCATTAATTTTTTTACATCTTCAATATTAGTACTATCACCACACATTAAAAAATTATTTCCAAGCATAAAAATATCTCCTATTTGAGTAATAGGAGTATCTGGTATATTTTCTTCCAAATTAAATTCATCTTCTTTTATCTCATCTTCATCTTCAAAACTTGATTTAATTTCTTCTAAATCAAAATCTAAAAAGTCAATATCAAAATTATCTGATTGTAAATCTTCAATTTCTAGTGCTAAGAGTTCATTATCCCACTCTGCATCTAAAGCTAATTTATTATCAGCTAAAATATAAGCTTTTTTCTGTGTTTCTGTTAGATGTTCTTCCTGTACGCATGGTATTTCTTTAAGATTT